TTACTTCTTCGTCGCTTTCGTTTTATCCCCATTGACCACATTTTGACCACGTAGATAATTTGAGAACTTTTCAGCGGATGCCGATTGCATATCTGGCATGACGTGAGAATACGTATCTAATGTGATTGATACTTTACTGTGTCCTAATCGTTCACTAACGACTTTAGGGTTTTCACCGAGTTTTAACATCAAAGTTGCGTGAGTGTGACGTAGATCGTGGAAGCGTATCTTTGTCACATTACATTTATCTAACAACGTGTTAAAATTACGTAAGAGATTACGCGGATGGTACGGTGTACCAATCGACGTGCTGACGACCAAATCAGTCTCAAACGCTTTTTTAATACGATGTTTCTTTAGCTCTAACATTTCAGCAGATGTTAGGGCTATTTGTCTTTTAGACCCCTTTGTTTTAGGCTCTTGAATCTTCATCTCGTTGTTAACAAGTACTAAGTTTTGCGTGACGTGTATCTTGTTATTGTCAAAGTCAATATCTTTCCATCGCAAGCCTAATATTTCTCCTCGCCTCATGCCGGTGTAAATGGCCAAATAATATATGATATACGTATCATAATCTTTAGCTAACTCCAAAAACGTATTAACTTCTTCTAGTGTCCACGTATGCATTTCTTTCGCTTTTGGTATCGGTGCGTCAACTTTATCCATAATGTTAACTTTAATGTAGTCGTAACGATGCGCATATTTAAATATAGAAGATATTAAGTTATGCAACGTACGCACAAAACTTGTTGTGAGTTGTTCTTCAATCAGTCCATTATAAAAATTTTGGACGTGAATCGGTTTAATATCTTTTATTTTCATCTTACCTAGACGATCCTTTATTCGGTTGTTATAAGATGATAAACGGTTTTCATACGTTGATTCTCGCATCTTGTTTTTAGCTACAACCTCAAAATATTCCTGTGCAATCTTATCAAACGTCTCTTTTGTTACTTCTACATAGCTACTATCAACAACTTCACTTTCTACTTTAGCTGCTGCCAACTCTGCTTCTTTCTTTGTTTTAAATCCAGATGTTGTTTTCTGTCGTCGTCTACCATTCACCGGATCAATACCCGTATCTACTGTGTACGACCATGTTTTACCTCGCTTACGTATATAAGCCATGATTAGCCCTCCTTATACACTGTGATGACTTCTTTCTTTTCAATGCATTGTAATTCTCCAATCAGTTTGTTACCTTCCATGTAAACTCTTGAATATACCGGTATTTCGACTAAACCTTTCTTTCTATACTCTTTTTCTCTTTTGTATTTTTCAATACTTGTACTCATAATATCTACTCCTTTGTTTTAAAAAAGGCAGGTGATCAGCCTGCCTTATTAAATTATTTAGCGCTAAGTAATTTAATCTAACTCTACAATATAAACAACAACTTTACCGTGTATGACCAAGTTTTCGTTATTATCACTTGTGACATAGTCGTAAAAACGTTTGTCGTGCGAATCTGGTCTAAAGATGATTCTGTTGTCATCTCTAAAGTACTTTTTAACCGAATAATCGTGATTGTCTGAGTAGACTACAATGTCGCCATCTTTCAGTAAATTACAGTCAGTCGGCTTAATAGCGATGATGGAGCCGTGTGGAATAATCTTGTTCATTGACTCTCCATTGATGCGCATCATGTAAATGTCGCTATCTCCTGCCCATTTTCCCATGATAGAGTCTGGAACGCTTATCTTTTCAGCGTGATCTATGCCGTCGACCGTCAAAGGTAGTCCGGCGCTTATCGATGTTGGTAGGTAGTTGTATTGGCTGGATATTGTGTAAGCCGATTTTTTTTCAGCTACTTTATTACCTTCCTCTACTAAATCTTCTATTTTTACCCCTAATGTGTTAGCTACTTTCAAAACGCTATCTATAGAAGCTCTTTCTAAATCCCTGTCAATGAAAGATTTGATTGTAGTATACGGAACTCCAGCAGCTTTAGAAAACTGACTTATATTTTTGTACCGACTTCTTAAAATCATATCTTCTAATCTCTTTCCTTTACCCATATTGTCACCTCCCTTTTTTTAGTGTTTCGTTACGATATTTCGTAACTAATCTAATCTTATCATTAAATGTTTATGATGTAAAGAATTTAAATACGACAAAATGTAATTTTTTTAATAAATATCATTGACAAGTTACGACATGTAGTTTAATGTTGTAATTGTAAGTTACGACACATCGTAAATGGGAAGGAGTTGAACTTTATGTACCCAAACTTAAACGCAGAACTAGCTAGAAGAAACATCAAACGGACTGACATAGCGAAAGATTTGTTTAATGGTCGGACCGCTACAGTTTCCGACAAATTAAATGGGCGATATCCCCTTCAGTTATCGGAAGCGATAAAAATAAAAAAGAGGTATTTCCCTGAATTAGAATTAGGTTATTTATTCGAACCTGAAAAGGAATTGGAGGAGGTGAAATAAATTGAGTAATTTCAGTATCAATTTTTCCGATGAAGAACAATACAAGAAATTTATTCAATCCATTAAGGATGAAGTTATTCAAGAGATTCAACCGAGAACAGTATACAACCCGTCTTGGATAAATGTAAGACAGGACATGGAGAATCGATTCCATAGCGATTATAACGACAATTGCGGTCATTGGCATAACAACCAACAATCTATTTATGCGGTTTTTAGATTAGCTTTTCAAAAGCGATCAATCAAAGATTTGAATGACGTTGACGGCACAAAGATTAAATCTCTACACGATGAATTATTCCAACTTATTGATAAATACCGGGAGGGAAATTAAATGAATCAATTAGAAAAAACGTTAACAAGTTTAGAAGTAGCTGAAATGGTAGATCGAGAGCACAAAGAAGTCTTGAGAGATATCCGCAACATACTTAGTCAAATAGGAGAGAGCAAAATTGCGCTGTCCTATTTTATAGAATCAACGTATCAAAATTCTCAAAACAAACATTTGCCATGTTACAACCTCACAAAAAAAGGTTGCGAACTTTATTCAACACGAATGACAGGAGAGAAAGGAACACAATTCGCTGTCGCTTACATCGAACGTTTTAACAAGATGGAAAACCACATTAAACAAAATGAGATAAACACATCAAGTTTAAGTCCTGAACTACAAATGTTCAATGGTTTATTTCAGTCTTTGGCCAAACAAGAACTGGCTACGAAACAGTTAGAAACAAAAGTTGATGGTATTCGTGATGTAGTTGCGCTTAACACTACAGACTGGCGAAAAGATGCGCGTCAATTAATCAGTAAGATAGCTCAATCTCGCGGCGGATTCGATGCATATAAAGAAGTTAATAACGAGATTTATAAAGAAGTTGAACGCAGGGGCGGTTATCAATTAAGTGTGAGACTAACCAATAAACGTAGACGTTTAGCTGATGAAGGAGTTAGTAAATCAAAACGTGACAAGCTTAGCAAAGTGGATGTAATCGCAGACGACAAACGTATAACCGAGATCTATGTAGCTGTGGTTAAGGAGTTTGCAATTAAAAACGGTGTAACTATCAAGGAGGCAAATTAAATGTTTAAAACAGTTGAACTAGTATTACTTGAAAATCACGCAAATGTAGCTATTGATTACGATGAAAATAACGACGTATACAATCTTACTCTTATCGAGTATGACAGTGAGACAACAGGAGACGCAACGACTTACGACATTAAAAACAAAGCTGTTGTTCAATTGGAAAAAGAGCAAATCAAAGAAGTTATCAGAACGCTTGAGTACAGCTTAGTTATAGAAGATTAATTAAAGTGTTGACCAACATTAATTGAACGAAAGGAAGCGATCTAAATGGAAAAGGGCAGAAAAGAATCCTCGCAAGTTGCTCGAACAACTAGCAAGGATTTTGAAGAGTATACAAACGGAAAAATCACTTTGAATGAACAAAGAAAGAAATACGGATTAAAAGAAATCAAAGATGACTTTGCAGATGAATACGTTAAAAAAGATAAATAGAATAATCAGCTAACGTACTTCTGTCCTTTAATAAATATAAAGGTTCATATTTCATATTTAACTCTTTACAAATATCAGGTGTTAACAAAAGCATTTCTTCGTGATCAATATCTAATACATTTCGTAACTTTAAGCTATGAGCTAATTCTAAAGATGAAATCTTATTGGAATTTTCACCAGCAAAGATCATGTCATATTTGTCGATTAAATTCCTTAAATCATTTTCAGAATTAATCGATTTTGATTCAAGTCTTAAATTAATTAGTTGGTTCATTATTATTTCGTTTTTATTCATATTTTCACCTCCTATCTTTTTTGATAGAAACATTATAACAGAAAGGAGTTGGTAAACATGATTCGCGTTGAAGTTGATCCGGAGTTTATAGAGAAAGAATTTAAAGCCGCGCTTAAAAAACGTTTAGATGAGCTAGAATCTGAAAAAGTCTTTTGGGATATGAAGACACTCGCTCAAAAGACGAGCATGTCAATCAGTCACCTAGAAAAGCATGTGATTTATCAGCCGGGATTTCCACTGCATCGTGTAGGTAAGAAGCGGATTTTCCCCGCCAAGGAAGCACAAGAGTTTTTACTCGATTGGGTTAAAAATTATTAGGAGGTTATTCAAATGAATAGATACCAGGATTTAATTGATCGCATGGATAAATGGGAAAACGGTCATTTAGTCGTCGATGGAAGCGGAGTATTGAAGTTACAACGTAAGTCTGATGATGAGATTGTCACTATTCACAGAGATAGCAAGATTGAAGTATTTAACGAAAACAGATTTGAAAAGCACAGCTATGAAACGTTACTGACTGTTACCGACGAAGACGGATATCCTGCCTACGCAGGTCATTACACGAGGGTCAAATGATGATAGATCACACGGATATCTTAGATAATTTCAACGCATTAAACAGCAGAAAAAAACACATGTTTCATTATCATTTATTAAGCACGATGTCTTTATTCGTTGAATCTCTGTCTCGCACTGGAGATACAGCAAGCGCAGAACAAATTATGTATTTTATTGATGCGGCAATTGAAGATGCTAAAAACGGAGGGATAAGTAATGTACAACGTACTAACTAACATTGATGGATTTTTAAAAAAGTTTGAAGAAAGGTTTGAAGAAGTAAAAGCATGTAACAACTTACGTATTAGAGATTATCGAATTCAAGCGCTTATGACAGACATTGAACGTGCGTTTGATATTCCGATAGCTGACAGAGCGAAACGAGAAGCGTTTAAAGTAGGATTTCCGGAAGTGTGGGATTTGTATCAACGAGTTTCTAAAGAGCGGTGGCCAAATCAATGAGCTTTATGACTTACATCGCTTTTACGGCTTTTACCGCTTCGTTGATAATCGCTTCAATCACAATTGCGCTAGCTTTGAAGATTGGTAGCACTCGCAACATTAATAAAGTATTGATAGATCAGATAGGCGCCCACATCGAATGCACAAACCTATTGATTGAAAAACAATACATCGAAGGTAACTATGAAGCGCTTAACAAGTTACTAGTCAATCAATTAACGAATTACAGGGATATAAGAAAATTACTGAAGGAGGACAAACATGAATATTAAAGTATCGTTTTGGACGCGGTTAAGCAAGAAACAACAACTTAGTCTACTGATGAAGCGGAAGGGAGGTGAGATCTAATGAAGCATGGTAAGAAGCCAAATAGGCAGCAAAAACTATTAATGAGTAAATACAAGATTGATAGCAGTAATTGGCTAGTCGTTAAGAATCTAAACGATGAGTTAGTCGTGAGTCATCGTGAAACAGGCAGATTAAGAACGTTAGGCAAGTCAGTTATGCAATAAAAAAGAACCTTACAAAGTAAGGCCTTTAACCAACTAAATTATAACACGAAAGGGTGTAAATGCAATGGATGAAATGATTGTTGATTTAAATGACTTTGCTGACGGAGCATTAGCAGAACGTTTTAACTATGAATTGAAAAACCTGCTCCAAAACATTGCGGATCCTAACACGGACCCGAAGAAGAAACGTAAGTTACAAATCGTTTTAACGTTAACATCGAATGAAAAGCGTGAAATCGCTGAAGTAGATATTGATGTTAAAACAACACCGGCACCAAGATTGTCATTAGGTTCTACCTTGGTTATGGATAGAGATGAAGCGGGTTATGCAACCGCAGCGGAATTGAAAAGCGGTGTGAAGGACCAGACATATTTTGATTCAGAGGATGGTCGCATCAAGGACGACCGTGGCGGGGTTATCGACTTTAAAGCACAGGGAGGAAGTAAATAATGATTAAACAAGCTATGCAATATATCTCAGAGTTAAGTAACAAGAAGGTATTAGACGTTAATAATCAAAAATACGCAACAGGATCTATGCAAGTACTCAGTAAGCCCACGGTTAAAACTATCACCGTGCAAAGTTTATCCGGTTTAGTAGATTATATTGAAACGAATTTTGATTCACTAGAAAAAGTATTAATACACGTCGTAGATCCGCAGACCGTTCGTGTCATGACCGAACATAACGAAGATATGAATCGACAAATTTATTTAGAAGCTAAAGCATTCGTTCCTGCGTTTAATTTTAATTATTTTTATGATGCGGAATCATTCAACATTAAGCTGCAGTCCGTTTTCGTGAAGAACGAAGATAGAGACATTGTTTTAAAAGTGGTAGGCAATCTTCGTGAGGAAAACGTTAAATCCATCGGTGATGACGGTGTTAGTCAGTCTGTATCTGCCAAAGTAGGCATTGCAACGGTAGCGGATGTTAGAGTACCTAATCCAGTGTTATTGGCTCCATACCGAACGTTCTCGGAAGTCTCGCAACCGGAATCAAATTTTGTTTTACGTATGCGTGACGGTGGCGAATGCGCTCTATTTGAAGCGGATGGTGGTGCTTGGCAACTAAATGCTATGGATTCGATTAAATATCACCTGCAGTACAAATTAAAAGATATTGATGTGCATGTAGATATTATCTCGTAATTAAAACAGGGGCCTTCAATTGAAAGCCCCTTACCCAAGAATAGTGATGCCACAACATCACTTAACACGATTATACATGAAAATAGTTCGAGGTGATAGAGTGTCAAAACAACGTCGTTTAAAAATATTGTCAGAGATAGATCATCTCAATGACAACTTTTGCAATAATTGCGAGTACTCTCAATTATCCTCGACAAAACAATGTAAAGGTTGTCCTGTATTTAAACAATTGAACGATCTAGGTAATCAGTTGTGTATAACGAGACAAAGGAGCGGTAAACCAATGACAGTAACCAACTTGAGCGACAAAGACTTAGAAAAAACTACGTCACTAAGAGATCAAGGTAAAACATACAGAGAAATAGCTGAACATTTTGGAATAAAAATGACCACACTATACGACAAACATAAAAAGTTTTTGCGTAAGGCCGACAAAAAAGAGCGAAGTAATCAATCTGAAGCTAGTGATAAAAAGGATGGTTACGACCAACTGAAGAAAGATTACGAAAAGATTAAAAGCGAGCATGAAGAAGCGTTGGGATTAATAAACGCAACGGCCGAAGAAAACGCTGAACTACAAGAAGAATTGAAACGCAGCAAAGAGATGTACAAAACTCTTAGTTCGCAGCAAACCATCCAAGTTACACAATGTAATTGTAGTGGATCGGACGTCACTAAGCATCTAGAAGCATTGTTACATCATTACTTATCAGAGACGTTGAAATAACTGGATTGGAGTGTTTGACATGGCGAAAAGGTATTATTGGCTGAAGCTTAAAAAAGATTTCTTTGACCAAAAAGAAATTAAGCGCCTTAGACGTTTAGCCGGCGGAGATACGTACACGATCATTTACTTAAAGTTATTGCTTAAGTCGATGAACACGGATGGAAAAATCTATTTTGATGGTATAGGCGATGACTTTTCAGACGAACTATCTTTAGAAATTGACGAGGATAGCGAGAACATAAAAATGACTTTAGCGTACTTGCAATCAAAAGGACTTTTAGAAGTTGTAGACGAGAATGAATATTATTTAAGTGATATTCCAATTTTACTTGGCTCGGAGACAGATAAAGCTGCAATGATGCGGAATTTGAGAAACAAGAGAAAGAAGAATCAAATAGAGAGCGGGGAACAAGAAACCAAAAAGAGTAACAATGTTACTAAAGAGTTACCGGACAGTTACACAGAGAAAGAGATAGAGAAAGAGAAAGAGAAAGAGATAGAGAAAGAAAATAATGTCGTTGCCATCATTGTTTCATTTTGGGATAACAATGGATTTGGGTTTAATAACATCCAAGCAAAAGAATCACTGCTGAAATGGCTTGATGATTCTAAATTTAAAGAACCAAGTGACATGATCCTAAAAGCATTAGAGATTGCATCCGCTTCAAACATAAGAAATTTACGATATGTAGAGGGTATCTTGAAGAACTGGGAAAACTCAAACATCCTAACTGTTGAAGAAATTGAAAGCAACGGTAAGAAGCCTAAGAAAGAAGCGGAGAAGAAAGACAAATACGAAGACATGTACGATGACATGGACTTTTGATAGGAGTGATCAACAAGTGAAGAGTTTAAAAGATTTCTTGGAGGAAATTGACTTCAAAGTACTTGAAGAGTATGACTGTGACGGTTGTGGTGAGAAGAAAGTTAGAAAAGTTGAAGCGGTTATCCATGCAGGACCACGCAAAGGCGAAAAAGAAATAGGTCTACTCGGTTGTAAATGTGCAGACAGAGCTATGGCCGAAAAACTTATCAAAGATGTTAATAAAAAACAAGCGGCTAGAAACTTGATGAATAAGTTTGCTAAGTACAGCTTGATAAACGAGTCACTGGAATCCGCTTCATTTGAAAACTATGAAACTACTAACGAAGCGCAAACACAAGCTAAGAGTGTCGCTGTTAATTATGTTAAGAACTTTCCTAACGTGGGCAACTTGCTATTTAGCGGTAATTATGGCACCGGGAAGAGTCACTTGTCTGTGTCAATTACAAAAGAGTTAATCAATAACGGTCATAACTGTATTTTTATCAGTTTCCCGAAGCTCATTACAAAAATTAAAGATTCGTTTAATAATGACTCGGTAAGCGAGGATGAAATTATCCGACTGATGAAACAAGTTGATTTACTGGTCATTGACGACCTGGGTGCCGAACATAAAACGCCATGGACGACATCAAGGCTATTTGAAATCATTGATGATCGTGCGGGTAAGCCGACAGTATTCACGACTAACCTTGAAGCGGCCGAGTTAAAAGACTGGGTTGGAGATAGAATTTTCTCTCGAATCATGAACGATACGCAGAGAGTTAAGCTAGATAGTTTTGATTACCGGCGATTGAAGAAATAGGGAGGGTTATTTCATGCAAGGAGTTATAAACTTCAAACCTAGAATAAACAAAGATTGTAGAAATGTTTTAGATAAGTACCCGCTTCTATGCCAGGAAGTTGGATTGACAAAGGAGGACCTTAATCATGACGTTCAGCCCTTACAGCAAACAATCTCAACTAGGAAGTAAGCGCAAGAAAACAAACCGTAACTTCTCACCAGCAGTTAAACAAGCAATATTCGAACGAGACGGCTATAAATGCGTGAAGTGCGGTAAAGGCATCATCGAGAGTGTACCGCACCACATCACTTATAAGTCGCAAGGCGGAACTGGCGAGAAACGGAATGGCGTGACGGTATGTAGAGCATGTCATGATTGGTCGCACGGTTTAAAGATAGGGCCATATCACGAACCTGCACATTTAGGTCGTAAATGGTTTGAGAGTTGGCGAGAACGACGTCTAGATCAGGACGGTAACTATTTATGAAAATCTACGTTTTGGAAAAGACCATCAGAACAAGAAGCGGTGAAATATTACAAGTCGTACAAATGTTCTACTCTAAACCAAGACGTTACACTTACATTATTTTTATTTAGGAGCCTATCAAAATGAAGAAAATACTTGATGCATGTTGCGGTAGTCGCATGTTTTGGTTTGATAAAGAAAATGAGGATACTTTGTACATGGATAACCGAACGCACTACGAAGAATTAGAGAGTGGCCACGTTATAAATGTATCACCGGATATAGTTGGTGATTTTAGAAATATGACTTTTGAAGATGAATCTTTTCACTTGGTCGTGTTTGATCCACCGCATTTATTAAGAGCAGGAGATGAATCCTGGTTAGCTAAAAAATATGGAAAATTAAACAAGGATACATGGAAAGATGATATTACAAAAGGATTCGATGAAAGCATGAGAGTTTTAAAGCAGAATGGAACTTTAATCTTTAAGTGGAATGAAGAACAAATTAAATTAAAAGAAATTTTATCAGTAATTGATTACAATCCTCTTTTCGGTAACAAACGAGGAAAAACACACTGGGTTGTATTTATGAAAGGATGATTAAACATGTTAAACAGAGTTGTTTTAGTAGGTCGATTAGTCAAGGACCCAGATTTGAGATACACACAAAGCGGTAAAGCGGTAGCTAACTTTACTATCGCAGTAAATGAACCATTCACAAATCAAAACGGTGAAAGAAAAGTAGATTTTTTTGATTGCGTCATTTGGAACAAGCCGGCGGAGAATCTCGCCAATTATATGAGTAAAGGTAAATTAATCGGTGTAGATGGTAGTTTAAGAACCCGCAAATACGATAACAAAGAGGGTAAAAGTGTGAAGGTTACTGAAGTATTAGCTGGATCCGTACAGTTTTTAGAATCTAATAAGAACAATAAACAAGAAGCGGTTGATTATCCAAGAACGGCACCGCAAACGCAAAGTGAACCGATTGATATTTCAGATGATGATTTACCATTTTAGGAGTTGATGGTTTTGGACGAAAGAACAAGATTATTAATTGAGTTAGACAAAATGATTGCTAATGATGCACCTACACACGAATTACAAGCAATGCTAGATAAGATTTATCCAAAGCGTGTTGCTAAGCGGAAGAAGTTACAGAGAAAGTCACATAAAGAATTAACGAAAGAAGAGCGTGAGTATCTTTTTGACTTGAACGGAGTTAAGTACACGAGAGCAAACGGATACACGGACCAAGAACTTAAAGAGATTATCGATTTAAGGTTTATCAAGCAATGGACTGCAAAAGAGATCGCTATCGAATTGAATCGTACGACATCCGCGGTAAAAGGTAAGATACGATATTTAATCAAAACAGATGAACGTGCGAAAAAATACTTTAATCAAGAACAAAAGCTAAAAGAAGAAAAGATACTACGCAGAGAAAAGCAAGTACTTGATCTTGTGCGCGAAGGTAAAACGAATAAAGAAATTGCTAAGTTGGTACCGGGGGTTTCGAGCAGTAGTAACGTCACGAAGATTAAAAGCAAATATCAAATGATTCTTGGTGATAAACGTGTCAAGAAAACAGTTTATTGACTTACTCAATAAATTAGGTATTTACCAAGCTAAACAGATGACGGATGCAGAACTTGTCACAATCTATCTAGAATTGAAGCGGGTAGAAGAGTTAATCAAGGAATACAGCAAACAATGAGGTGTGTATATGAGATACTCCGAAATACTTGATGCTAAGAAGCGGATACACGTTATACAAGAACTTGCTAATAAGTTTGACTATCACGATGTGCAAGATAAATCGTACGAGAAGCTTGTTAGTATACTTACTCATTTTAGAGCGTCAGACATCAATCATGATCATCCCTTCGATATATGGTTCTGACGTAGTTGAGAGAAACTGTTCATTAAGGAGGTAACACTTTGAAAGTTAAAGAATTCGAAAATGGACTTGTTATTAAACATCGTAAGTCAGCTATTTTTTTCGAGAATGCAGAAGGCAAAAAAGAAAAAGAGGAGCGTTTTGTATATAGGTTTTCATCAGAAGAATTTAAAGTCTTTACTGATTATATTAAAAAAATTGCAAATGAATCTTGGACTAATATAGCGCCTAAAGAAGCCCATAGCATGGGTTCTGATTATGACGAATACTATGACCGCCGATATGATGATAACGGCTATTTATCCCTTTTAGATGATGGGATTTCTATTAGAGCACCTTATTGGTCAGTTGATACACTTTACCAATTTAACAAAGCTAAAATTCAATCGTTTATTTATGATTTGGACCAAAAGTTACTGCGTAGTTCGAGTGAAACTACGTAATACATGTTAAGGGAGAGATAGCGAGATGTTAAAAAAATTAGCAGTCTGGTATTTAAGAAAAAGTAACTGTTCTGTACTTATCGGATTTGAGGTGAAAGGCGGATATGTAAGATCGATTAAAGGTAATACGTTTATTTATGACAACGAGTTATGCGATGTCAACTATAGAACAAGCGACAACCAACGTTTGTTTCTACCGAAAGGGAAATTCAGTATACAACAAAGGAGATGAAGAAGTGGAGTTAGATATTGAAAACACACGAGTGACCATATTGTTAAATGACAATAACAACAAGGTTTATGCGGTTGCCATGACAAAAGAAAGACTTGAAGCAATAACAACAGCTATAAAAATGGCAATAGAATACGCTGTACCGACTGGAAAAACGCAGGGAGAACTTGTTAAATTTTTAGAAATGGAGATGAAGAAATGAAGCTAAAAGATTTAGGGTTCACTTCATTGCTTGTGACGCTTGTAGCGGTTGCGTCTTTCATACTTATTGGTTTTTTTATTAGAGGAGTATATTTACGCGATCCACTTCTCGGTGAAGTCTTTATGTACGGTATACCAATAATCATTTTATTGGCAACGGTTGTAATGTTTTTATTATGGCACTTTGATATAGATGAAAGTTTCCATGGACCGAACGAATGAAAGGTGATGAAGGAATGAAACAACGAAAAACGATTTTACTAAGTATGGTCTTATTAACAATGTTATTGAGTGCTTGTTCTTCTGCAGCGGATACGGTGTCACACAACATCAGCAAGGATTCAGACGAATTTAGAGTAATCAGACGTGTAGTGTTTTATAACTCACTTACTGACACTTATATCATGGAGATGGTCGGAAACATCAGTGTAGACCTTGACCGCGACAACGTTATTGAAGTCGTTGCAAAAGTCGGTCCTGATAAATACCAAAAGCATTATCTAGGACTGAGCGACAATGTGACGTATACAGTCGAACAATTAAGAACGTCCGATGTATCGGAATATGATTATAAGATGATTTTCAAGCCGGAAAAAATTGTACCGATTGATATAGAATACAAAACTGAGGAGGAAGTGACGGAATGAGATTCGTAATACTAAATTCTTATAATTTATATAAACCTGCAGGTTTAACTTTATCTCCGAAATACGAAAAAGTATATATCAGAGCTGACTTAATAGAATCTATCAAAAGTTGTGAAACGCATTCTTCAATACTCGTTGTAAATGAAGGTGTTGCGCGCTCGTATCTAGTTAAAGAGACGCCTGAAGAAGTATTCGACACGATAAAGGATGTGACGGGATGATCATAGCATTTCAAATAACCCTATTATTTATCATTATTATTAGTTTCATAGGTTTAGTTGCTGAAAAAGAAGATGTTAAACGACAAGAATTATTGTTCACGTTAATCATATCGATAACGATATCCACATTACTAGCTTTTGCTAATTAAATAAAAATGAAAAAAAGGACGTGTTTAGAATGATTAAAGTATTTTGCCAACCAAGAAAAAGCGGAAAGACAACGAAACTTATTAAGATGGCTCACGAATCCAACGCTATCATAATAGTCAATAGTTCAGATCAAGCTAAAGAGGTTAGTTTTATTGCTAAGCGTATGGGTTTAGTTATTCCTAAGCCGATATCAGTCGATGAATATATTAGTTCTTATGATAAATATAAAAGATATCCCTTATTAGTCGATGAGGCACAAAGTGTACTAAACAGGCTGTTAAAAGGAAACATCCAAGCAATGACGATTACTGATTACGATGAAACTATAGACTACGATAAATTAGGTTATTATTTATGAAACGTCACGATACGGAACTAGCTGAGATATTACACAACGTAGAAGCATATATAAAAGCTTTAGAAGAAACAAACGAACGATTAGAACAATAAAATGAACAATTGCAAAAAGAACTAATTAAAGTGCAATCGAGAGGAATTTGATTTTGATGATATTTAAAATATTAATACTTTATATAATCGTAACAATTGCATGGATGCTATTAGAGAAAATCATATATGGTCAAACACAACCGAGATTAGTCGATGATATTGTAGCGATCGTATTAAGTATTTCTTTATATTACAATTTTAATTAAAAGGAGAACGTGAACATGGATTTAAAACAGTTGTTTGAAACGCAGCGAAAACTAGATGAACGCATAGTCGCAGAAAAAGGATTACAAGGTAAAGATCTTCTTGCAGAAAAGTATTTAGCGTTGAGGACAGAATTAGGAGAACTTGCAAATGAGTGGCGAGGATTTAAGTTTTGGAGTGAAGACCAAAAACCGAGAACGAAAGGTAGCTGGGTTTGCTATACAGGGGTTGAAAATGGTGATTTTATTAATCTTTATGAAAATCCATTGTTAGAAGAATACGTCGATTGTCTGCATTTTTTGTTATCTATCGGAAATGAATATCATTTTTCTGTCTATACAGCACTTAAACCGACTGGATTGGATTATACGATCTTGCACCAATTTAACCAACTATTTAATCATGTGGAATCGGTTAAAAATTGCATGTCTATGGGTGTGTTAGGTTCGTATGAAATGTTGTTTAATGGTTTTTTAAATTTAGGAAGATTGCTAGGTTTTACAGACGAACAGATAGAACAAGCCTACTACGACAAAAATAAAACCAATCACGAGAGACAATATAATGGTTATTAAAACAGTCAGTGAGTGATTATATGACTAACCAGAAGCGGATAGATGAGAACCTAGAAGAAGTGAAGAACTATCATAAACAGATCATGAAGCTATCGGAAGAAGATAAAGTAGACAAGATATACTTGTTATCAAAACAGCTTGTATTCATCGGTCGATTGGCTGCGATATTCTCGGAGATTCATAGGAACATATACGTTGAGCGTAAGCGTATTTACAACACAGAGTACTTAAAAGCTAAACAAAGCAAAGCAGTACATGCAGAGCTTGCTATTATCGATATAAGACAACGAGAAGCGGATGCATACAACAATTATAAGCGCTGGAATACAGCTTTTATTACAACACGAGAAGAAATTAACGCATTGAAATACAAAGTTAGAATCGATTTAGAAGACGGATCAAGCAGATAGGCGGTAGATAATGTGCAGGAACTAAAGACAACCAAGTCAACATTTAAAAAAGTTGAATCAGAGTGGTTTAACTATTATCGGACGTTACAAGAAAGTAAGATGCTAGAAGACGCGATACTTTATCCGTACGATGATAGTAACAACGATCCAACAGTTGTAGCTGGTAAGAACAGTGTAAGAGACACAACAGACCCGACAGCAGATAAAGTAATCAGACTGACTAAACATAAGCAACTTAATTACTTACGTGAGATTACAAGTGCAATTGAAACAGTGTATAACGCATTGCCTAAAGATCGGAAGCGGTTAGTACATGAAAGATACTGGTGTAAGGACAATAATAAAGATTGGGAATACGTTGCGAATCAATGTTCTGTAAGTAAGAGGCAAGCGTTGAGATGGCGTGATGAAATGGTTCAAGCGACAGTTGAAGTTCTAGGTTGGAGGTAACATGTCACTTTAATGTCACTTTTGGCCTTCTAATCTGTGATATTATGTTAATGTGGAATACATCTCCTTAGTTAGGACATTCGTGCAATCGGTGCGGGTGTCCTTAAATTTCACCCTTCTATTTCTTTTCTGTTATGGTAAAATAAAACCATGTCAAATTATACTAAGGAGTGATTGTATGACAGGAGAAACAAAGTCGTATTTTGATGGAGGGTTGTTGCAGTTGATAGGTTGGTCGTTATTAGGCGGACTCATCACCGTAGCAACGATAGGCATTATGTATCCGTGGGCTTTATGTAAAGTGTATGGATGGAAGATTAATCACACGGTGATTGAGGGTAGACGACTGAAGTTTACAGGCTCGGCTGTTAGTCTATTCGGCCGATGGATCAAGTGGCTATTATTAACTTTTATAACATTAGGCATTTATGGTTTCTGGGTACGCATCGATCTAGAGAAGTGGAAAGTTAAGCACACGATATTTATTAACTAAATAGTATTATCTGAGGCATCTCATAGTGAGGTGTCTTTTTTATCGTCTATTGATTACAGCGCACAATAAAAAAGGATTAAGTTCCTGCGCTGTCATGAGTAGATATAGAGAGGTGATATGTATGACAGCGAAACAGACGAATCCTTTTTACAAGACTAAAAGGTGGAGACGGAAACGAGAGAACATACTTAAACAGCATGACTATCTATGCGCTGAGAGTAGACAGTACGGTAACAATAGACAAGCAGAGATGATACATCACATCTATCCGTTAGAATATTATCCTGAGCTAGCTTATGAAGATTGGAACTTGCTACCTTTAACGAACAGTGTACACAATACATTCCACGATAGAAATACGAATGAAGTCATTGATAGAGGTATCTATTGGCAGAGTAAACGGAAGAAAGAGTTTGATAGATTCTATGAACGCACATGAATAACCCCCCCTCTTATTAATAGGAATAACAGTATCATAGGGACCGGCGGGGGGAACTTTTTCCCTCTCCAGCAAGTTTTAAAAATTTCAGAATGTCGCTAGGAGGTGAGCGTATTGAATTTTGGAGAGCAGTTAAAATCATATCGTAAAAAGAAAAACCTTACTCAAAAACAACTCGCTGAAATGCTAGATATTTCTCGAAATTATTTGTCTGAAGTCGAGCGTAGCAAGAAGAACGCGAGTGACGAACTAAGAGAAAAAGCATCTAGTTTATTTAAAAAAGAAAAGAGCGAGCCACAAAAAAATGTGGAGTTTCTAACAAATAAACAAGATTTAAAGATGATGTATAAAAAACGAGTAATTAGCGACATGAAGTCGCTGAACACGTATAAAATTGAATTTGAACAAATTATCGATATCTACACTGATCTTCTCGTTCAATATCGCAATGCCTTGGATCAATATAAAAAAGAAAAAGAACATCTCGATATCTATATGAACGAAACAGGTAAAAAACCTGCTTTGGTTTTAATCATAGAAAATCTAAGAAAAGATATCATCACATACTCTGACAGACTAACGTTGAATCCAAAATCTATCCAAAATGTCATTTCGGATAGTAAACCTAAATCAAAACTAGCGGAAGCTTTGAAAGCGTTTGGTCAATAACATGAACGAGACTGAAGTGTTAGAGTATGCGCGATCAGTTGTTGAAAAAAGAAAAATAGCAGGAAAAGAAATAGTGCAATCATGTCAACGTTATTTAGATGACTTAAAGAATCCTAAATATGATTTTAAAACGAAAGATGCCGATTTTGTTATAGGAATTATCGAAAGAACAATTGTTCATGACAAAGGCGAAAGACTAGACGGTTCACCATTAATGGGTGAGCCTTTTATTTTGGAGTCATGGCAGAAATTCATTGTTTATAACCTTCTAGGTTTTTTTGAAAAAGGCACAATTAAACGCCGATATAAAGAAGCGTTTATATTCCTTCCAAGAAAAAATGGTAAGACGAGATTCATCGCTGCGCTTTCTTGGGGATTAGCTTTATTACAAAGAAGGTCTGGATCAACCATATACATCGTAGGCGCAGCACTTGAACAATCTATGCAGTCGTTTAACTTTATTAAGTATAACTTAGATGAAATGGGAGAGAGCGACAACTTCCGTATTCGTGATAACAACCAAGAGCATTCTATCAGTGGTGATCTTGGAGACGGAAGTGTATACATCAAAGCTTTAGCGGCTAATCCAGATGCGCAAGACTCACTTAACTGTAACGTAGGTATAGCAGATGAATTGCACGCATACAGAACACCTAAACAATACAACGTCATCAAAGAAGCGATGAAAGCATACACAAACAAGTTAATGATTGGCATCACGACAGCCGGCGACAACATGAATAGCTTTTGCTACAACAGGTTGAAGTATTGTCAAAAGATATTAGACAAAACGGTAACAGCAGAAGAGTACTTTGTTTTTATAGCTAAAGCTGATGAAGACGAAAATGGAGAAGTAGACTACACCAGTGCAGAACAACACGAAAAAGCTAATCCAAACTATGGCGTAACTATTCGTCCAGAAGATATTATGAACGATGCCGAGCAAGCGCAAAATGACCCGCAAGGTCGAAAAGATTTCTTTGCTAAGTCCTTGAACATATACACAAGTGCTATGCGCGCTTACTTTAACATCGAAGAGTTTAGAGCGAGTGACAATAAATATAGTTGGACACTAGAAGAGTTAGCTAAATTACCAATTCAATGGTATGGCGGTGCTGATTTATCTAAATTGCACGACTTAACAGCAGCGGCTTTATACGGTCGTTATAAATATAAAGGTAAAGATATCGACATTGTTGTTTCGCACGCATTCTTCCCGATTAAAGCAGCGTACAAAAAAGCAGAAGAAGATAACATTCCCTTATTCGGATGGAAAGACGATGGCGTGTTGACAATGAGTAATACACCAACAGTTTCGTATGATGACATCATTAACTGGTTTAAAACGATGAAAAGAAAAGGTTTTAAGATTAAGTTGATTGGTTATGATAAAAAATTCGGTCAAGAATTCTTTTTAGGCATGAAGAGAAGTGGATTCCGCATTGTTGATCAACCGCAATATTTCCACAAAAAATCACAAGGATTCAGAAGAATAGAAGTTAAGGTTAAGAATGGTGAATTTTATTACTTAGGTAATCAAGCGTTTGAATATTGTGTTCAGAACGTGAGAGCTATCGAAAAAACAGATGACATGATCCAGTATGAAAAAGTTGATGGTGATGGCGGTACGCAAAGAATTGACTTATTTGATGCATCCGTTTTTGGTGCGGTTCAAATGTTAGAGGATTTAGAAAAAGGAACGACAGCAAGTAAATGGTTAGGTGGTGATTAATATTTTAAAAGAGATAATTAAAAAAATGTTAAAATCGGCTTTTTCAACACCGAAATATGTATTTTTATTTATAAAAGAGAATACAAGCGACTTGTTAATGCTTATTGGGATTTCCTTTATCTCAGTAGGTTTTTTTATATGGTCAACTATTATCGGTTTCATCGTAACAGGAATTTTAATAGTGGGGGTGTCTCTATTGATTCATAAAGGAGGTGTTTAAAGTTGGGTTTTTTATTAGGAAGACAAAGAAGTCCATCAAATTCTAGAGGGTGGCTAGAAACTCAAACCGCATACGAAAGTTTAGCGATTCCTGGCTATTCAAGATTGTCGCAAAGTCCAGAAGTTAAGATGGCTGCATCAAAGATAGCTGAATTGATTTCAAGCATGACGATTCATCTGATGGAAAACTCGGAAGATGGAGACGTCAGAGTGAAAAACGAGTTATCAAAAAAGATTGACATCAATCCTTACTCACTAACAACGAGAAAAGCATGGATTTACAACATTGTCTATACGATGTTGATTGAAGGTAAAGGAAATAGCGTTGTTTATCCTAAAACTAAAAATGGATTAATTGATGACTTGATACCATTAAATCCATCAAAAATTAGGTTTGTTAGTGCAGACAACTCATATCAAGTTGTATATCAAAACAAATCGTATGATCACGATGAAATACTTCATTTTATGATTAACCCTGACCCAGAAAAACCTTATATTGGTACAGGATATCGCGTTGTACTAAAAGACGTTATTAACAATCTTAAACAAGCAAGCGAAACAAAGAAAAGTTTCATGAGTGGTAAATATATGCCGTCATTAATCGTCAAAGTGGATGCAAATACGGCTGAATTATCAAGTGAGGAAGGTCGTAACGGCGTATACAAAAAGTATCTTAATTCTACTGAAGCAGGACAACCTTGGATAATACCTGCAGACTTAATCGATGTACAACAAGTAACACCTTTATCGCTAAAAGATATAGCCATTCACGAGTCGGTTGAAATTGATAAAAGGACTGTCGCTAGTATTTTCGGTGTACCTGCTTTCTTCTTGGGCGTAGGTGATTATAAAAAAGAAGAGTATAACAATTTTATCAACTCTACTTTACTGCCAATCGCCAAAGGGATGGAACAGGAACTAACAAGAAAACTTTTACTTAGTTCTGACATGTACTTTAAGTTCAATCCACACAGTCTGTATGACTATGATTTAAAAGAACTGTCGGAAGTATTCTCTAATCTTTATGTCCGTGGTTTATCTCCTGGTAATGAAGTGAGAAATAAATTAGGGCTCACACCATTAGACGGATTAAATGAATTGGTTCTTCTAGAAAACTATATTCCGTTAGATAAGATTGGTGAACAAAACAAATTGAAAGGTGGTGATGTTAATGAGTAGAGAGAAAAGACAAATGAGAAGTATCTCTGTCGATTTAAAAACAAGAGCAGAAGATGACGAGATGGTCATTGAAGGTTACTTTGCTGTTTTTAATTCAGAGACAGAACTTTTTAGAGGTGCTTATGAAGAAATCTCTCCCGGCGCCTTTGACGATACATTAAGTAATGACATTAGAGCGCTTATCAATCACGACACAGGTCTTGTTCTCGGTAGAAACAAATCGGGTACTTTAGATTTGAAAACTGACAGTAGGGGTTTGTGGGGGTCAATCAGAATCAACGCAAATGATTCTGATGCTGTCAATCTTTATCAGCGTGTAAAACGTGGTGATGTAGATCAGTGTTCTTTTGGTTTTAATATCATCAGCGAAGAAACGGATTTCCGTGATGACGGAACAGTCAAGTGGACGTTAAAAGAAATTGATTTACACGAAGTGTCTGTTGTTACGTTTCCTGCTTATGCGGATACAGGAGTTCAAGCTAGAAAAAGAGATTATGAAGATATACAAAAACGGAAACTCGAAACTAAGAAAAACAAATTAAAGGAGCGTGTTAAGAATGGCTTTAAAGCAACTGATGCTTAAAAGAAAAATCGATCAACGTAATAGTGAATTAGAAAAGGTGCTAGAACGCGACAAAGACTTTAAAAAGCGTTCGGAAGAGTTAGAAGCATCAATCGAAGAAGCTCAAACAGACGAAGAAGTTGAAGCTGTTGAAGAAGAAGTTAAAACTTTGGAAGAAGAGCAATCTGAAAATGACAAAGAAAAGCAACGCTTGCAGGATGAAATCAAAGATTTAGAAACAAAGTTAGACGATATGGAAGATGACGAACCAAAAAACGTTGACGAAACAAATGAAGAAAGAGATAAAAAAACAGAGGGAGTTGTTCGTATGAAAGTAAATAAAGGATTTTTTAAAGGTCAAGAACGTTCCACATCGGAGCAATTTGTTCAACGCGAAGAAGTAAAAATGTTTTTAACTGATATTCGTGAAGGTAATGTATTAAAAGAATCACAAATGAAGAAACGTGCTGTTAATGGTGCTGATTTAGGTATTCCGGATGTTATTCTCGGACTATTGCGCGATAACTTACATCGTTACTCTAAATTAATCAGCAAAGTTAATTTACGAGCTATTCCAGGTACTTCACGTACTAATATTGTAGGAGATATTCCAGAAGCTGTTTGGACGGAAGCTTGCGCGACATTAAATGAATTAGATCTTCGATTCTATCAACTGGAAATGGACGGCTATAAAGTTGGTGGATTTATTCCTGTTTGTAATGCCACTTTGGAAGATTCAGATTTCGACCTTGCAAACGAAATTTTGGATGCTTTAGGACAAGCGATTGGTCTTGCTGTTGATAAAGCGATTTTATATGGTACAGGTACCAAAATGCCTGTTGGTATTGTCACTCGACTTGCTGAAACGGTAGAACCGTCATACTGGGGTACTAACGAAAAAGTCTGGACTGACCTTTCTACTACTCATGTAGGTCAAGTTACAGGAGCAGATGCAAAAGAGTTTTACGCTAACTTAATTCGTTTCACTGGTAAAGCAAAAGCTAATTACGGTAACGGTTCTAAGTTCTGGGCGATGAACGAAACAACTTACACTGAAATTCAAGCGAAGTTAGTTGAGTTTAACGCAGCGGGCGCTATTGTATCTGGTGTTAATAATATATTGCCTATCATCAACGGTGATGTAGTTATTCTTCCGTTTATGGCGGATGGCGACATTGTCGGTGGTTATGGTTCTCACTACATCTTAGCGGAGCGTGCCGGTTCTTCATTCGCGCAATCTGAGCACGTACAATTTATCGAAGATAATACTGTTTATAAAGGTACCGCTAGATATGATGGTCGCCCTATCTTCGGTGATGGTTTCGTAGCAATTAACATCGATGGAAGCGCACCAACAACAACAGCGACATTCGCACCGGATACAGCTAATACGCCCTAATGCACCCGTCAACCTAACGGCATCCGCAACAACTAAGACTAAAACTGAATTAAGTTGGGATGCTGTTAGCCAAGCTGACGGATACAATATTTATAAAAACGGAGCGAAATCGACAACTGTCACTGGAACTAGTCATACAGCTAGTGGATTAACAGCTAGCACTGAGTATGATTTTTATGTGACGGCTATTAGCGATAAACACAAGACAGAATCTGAGGCAAGTAATGTAGTTACAATCACTACGACTGCTTAAAGGATGATTTAAATGGAAACACAAGAGTTGGATTTATTAAAAGCTAAACTAGGCATCATGACAAATGTTCGTGATGCCTATTTAACGGCAATTATTAGTGGGATTAAAAGCGAATTAACAGAAGTTCAAGGTTTAACTTTGAACGAAAACAATTCGTATCACCTCATGTTTTTAGTCGATTATGCAGAGTATCGTTACTCAAACAAAGATAATCCGACTATGCCTAGACATTTGCAGTGGCGCTTACACAATTTATTAATTTCGAATGGTGGTGATTAGATGAACTTCGATATTGAAATCGAGATTGGAAAACTGATTGAAACGATTGAACATGGCGAAGTGATTCAATCTGTCGAATGGCATAAAAGATTAGCCAATCAACTAGATGATAATCGTTCAGAGTTTTATCAAGCTGCAAGAAGTGGGTTGAAGCCAGAATTAACATTTGAAATTAATGATTTTGAATATAGCAATGAAAATTTTGTTAGGTACAACGGTCAACAATACACGATTGTTAGAGCATCAAAACAAGGCGATATGCGCGAATTGGTCTGCTCGTCTCAAGTAGGAAGTGAAGTAAATGGCGCGTAAACGAAAAGAACTAACGATGGAATCAAACTTAGAACATATCACTAAACGCATACAAGAAAAACCTTACAAAGTCATGAACTTGGTAGGTCAACAGTTAGTGAGAGAGATTAGATCAACAACGTTACGCTCTCAATTCCACACAAGACGGAAAATCCTTCATAAATCTTTAGGCTATTGGGCGAGAAAGAAAGAAAAAGACTTACAGATTGGTTTTAAAATGTCCATACCTGGTATCGTCGGAAAGATGATGACAGGACAAGAGCAAGATCCATTGAAGCCAGTCGTTGCAAAAAATGCTGAACTAATTCAAAGAATGATAGGCGAAGCGTTAGATGAAATTAGGAAGGAGTGAGCTAATGAATACAAATATGATAGCAGATGCTATATACGACTTTTTAATAACTAAACACGAGCGTGTATATCGTAACAGTTCACCTAGCTCACCAACCTTTCCGTATGTAGTCTATCGTATTGAATCAGTTACAGACAGCACGCCTAGCAATGACTTTTATATCTACGTGGATATTTATGAGGATACAAACAAAAGTGTGCGTGTGATGGAAGATTTAGCGGACAGCATAGACAATGAATTAAATGATTTAGTGATGAACACTGACGGCTTTAACGCTCATTTTATGAGGGAAGGTCGTCAGTTTGTTGATGGTACAGAATTAATCAGTGAACAAGTTATATTTTTGAGATATAACACACGAATTTATTTTAAGTAGGAGGTAATTACATGGCAACAGCTGATAAAATATTGCTTGGTTATGGCGTTGTGAGTGTTGGCGCTGTACCAATTGGTTTAACTCGCGGTGGCTCATCGTTCTCGGTTGAGCGTGAATTTAGAGAGATTGAAGCTGACGGTGATCGCGGTCCGGTTAAGGGGCGTATTGTCATCGATAGAGAAGTGGCAAAATTAACAGTGAATGGATTAGAATTGTTTAATGCTGACGATATGACGAAATATTATCCAGGAATTGAAATCGAATCAATCACTGAACCTGCACCAACAATTAAAAAAATGAAATCATCGTTAAAGATTGCGGAAGGTGATTACAACGACGTCAAATGGGAAGGCAAAACCAAAGACGGTAAAGTGGTCACTATCACAGTTGAAAATGCAATTAACATGGATAACTTAGAGTGGACACTTGAAGATAAGAATGAAGTTGTACCTGCATTAGGATTTACAGCAACCTATTTAGAGGACGGTCGAGAAACGCCGCCTTGGTCAGTAGATTACGCAGTTTAATTTAGAGAGAGTTAATACTCTCTCTTTTTTGTGTTTAAAAAACAATAAAGGACGTGTATATATGCGCAAGTTAGAACTATCAGATGTATTTAAGCTATCAGAAATTATCGACGCGATGGGCATTGAATTAGATTTGAACAACATGCTTGATAAAGCTAAATCAAAAGAAGGTAATGTGCAAGTTAATATGGGAGCAGAGTTAGGTTTTAAACTCGTTAAGAAAGTGCACAAAGCTGAAAAGTTAGTGTATAAATTTATCGCTGATTTAACAGGCGATGACATGCAAAAAGTAAAGAAATATTCATTAAAACAATTGATCGAGTTTTTCCAAGAACTATTTAATGACGAAGATATCGTTGATTTTTTTACTCAGGAGTAACGTTAAAACCTGAAGATATCGAAGATATTTTTTTATCTAGGTATAGCGATATGCAATATGTGATGTCTCTATCACTGATTAGAGCATCAAAACTACTTAAAAAAGCGATGGAAGAAAAGCGAAAAGAAGAAACATACGCGCTTTGGTTAGTTAGATATCCATCTTATACGGAAGATACGTTTGAAACGTTTGAAGAATTTTATGAAAAGTTACATCCGCCAAAAATTGATATCGACACACGTAGCAAAGATGAGATTATGAGCGAGATTTTAGGAAGGGAGGTAGGTTAAATGGAACTTTTTAAGCTGTTTGGTAGTGTGCTGATAGATGATAAAGATGCAATTAACACGTTAAACAAAGTCGATAATAAAGGTAAATCAACAGGGAAAAAGTTTGCTGACGTTGCTAAAAAAGGCGCGTTGATCGGTACGGCTGTTGTCGGCGCGGCAGCTGCTGCCGGCGGTGCTTTATTAGGTATGTCTAATAAGGCGGCGGGTGTCGCTGATAATGTTGACAAGGCGAGTAAACGTATGGGCGTAAGCGCTGAAGCGTATCAAGAAATGGACTACTGGGCAAGTCAGAACGGACTATCTCAAGCTGACTTAGAAAAAGCTGTCGGACGCTTGAATCAGCGCATGGGCGAAGCTGCGAACGGAAACGAAAAGTATTCGGGTGCGCTCGAAACTCTCGGCGTTAATATGGACGATGTGAGAAACGGTACGTTATCCACAGAAGATGCTTTTGCGCAAAGTATTCAATCATTATCTGAAATGGAGAACGGACAGGAGCAAGCGGCGCTAGCTAGTGAGCTTTTTGGTACAAAGTTAGGTCGTGAATTATTACCTGCTTTACAAGACGGATCTCTATCAATAGAAGATGCGAAGAAACAAGCGCAGGACTTAGGTATTGTGCTTGATGGCGATTCTGTTGCGGCGGGCGTTAAATTTACGGACACAATGGACCAAGTTAAGCGTAGTTTAGGCGCGGTAACAACAAATATAGGCGTTAAAGTTATGCCAATGTTTCAAAAAGCGCTTGAATGGGTTATAGCAAACATGCCGACCATTCAAACGGTCATGGGTAAAGTATTTAATGCGATTAGCTTTGTCGTAACGACAGCAGTTAATGTATTTAAAGCATACCTACTTCCTGTATTTCTCGCTTTATACGACTGGATACAAGTCAATATGCCGATGATCAGAGAGACAATCGGCAATGTTTTTTCTAGCATAAAACAAATATGGGAATCGACACTAAGACCGGTTTTCGAAGCTATTATAGGTGTACTAAATATAGCGTGGGAATTATTTAAAACCGCGTGGCCACACATAATGACTGTTGTAAGCGTAGCGTTTGAATATATCAAACAACTTTGGGATTCGATTTTACAGCCTACAATCATGTTCATCGTGGATATTATTAATGTTCTTGTCGGTGAATTTAAAAAGCACATGCCAGTTATTGAAGCAACGTTTAAAACAATGGCTGATACAATCAAATGGGCTTATGATACGCTCATAAAACCTTACATTGAAATGGTTGCAGAAATTATTGGTTGGATGCGAGATAAATTCAGCGAATACATCTTACCACTCATTCAAAATGTGATTGGTTGGTTTAGTCAGATTGCGACTGGTATTCAAAACAAAATTGAATACGCTAGAGACAAAGTGAGTAATGCGATTGAAAAAATCAAAGGGTTATTTGATGGCATTAGAACAGCAAAAGATAATGTTCTAGGATTCTTTGACGGTATTAAAAACGGTATTAAAGAAAAAATTGAATGGGCGAGAGATAAAGTCAAGGCCGCTATTGATAAAATTAAAGGGTTCTTCAACTTCAATTTCAAGTGGCCAAAACTTAAAATGCCGAAATTCAGCATCAGCGGAAGTATGAATCCCATCACTTGGTTAAAAGACGGTGTGCCAAAACTTAAAGTTAATTGGAATGCTAAAGGTGGTATCTTCGATAAACCAACGATTTTTAACACAGCGAGAGGATTACAGGGTGTTGGTGAAGCAGGTCCTGAGGCAGTATTACCTTTAAACAAATCTACACTAGCGGGAATTGGTGATGGAATCGCAAGAAACATGAGCATGCAAAATATGATTAACATACTTGAAGATATTGCTAGTTTGTTAAGAAATCAAGATTATCAAATTGTGATGCAGACAGGCGCTCTTGTGGGAGCGTTAAGAAAAGAAATAGATCGTCAGTTGAGCGACGAAACTGAAATGAGAGGGCGTGGACGTCCGTGAACCAAGTTATTTTTGATGGCGTAGCGTCTTATTCGGATTGGGGTCTTTTTTGTACATCAGTCAATGTAGAGGAACCGGAACCTAAGGAACTTTACATCGACATACCATTCAGAGACGGAAGTATTGATTTAACCGAATCTCTGACGGGCGACATCGCTTATAAAGACCGAAAATTCGAAGCTTCTTTTGCTTTTATAGGAAATGAAAAAGAGTGGGAGCCTTTAAAGAGAAAGGTGAGAGCTCATTTGCATGGCAAAAGAAGAGTTATAGAGACCGACAATCTAAAAGAATATTATTTAGATGGACGGTGCCAAACAACGTTCGAAAGAGATGGAGTTGTACTAAGATTGACCGTTGCCGCGACTTGCGACACGTATATGATCAAAAAAATACCGACAATCTATAACGTAACGATAGATAGCGCCGGAACAAAGTCAATCGTATGCAAAAACTCACGTAAGCGTGTGATCCCGACGATCACGACTGACGGTGAAATCACAATTACGTTTAACGGTAATAGCTACACGCTAGACGCAGGTACGCACCGGATCACTAACATTGTATTCACTGAAGGTGATAACAACATTACATTCAGTGGTGCTGAAGGAACAAAACTCTCTGTTGAATATAGAGAGGGGGCGATTTAATGTACACAGTTTATTGTGATGGTCAACTGCTGTTTGATCCACGTGTCGATGAACTTAAAATCACCGATAAAAAACTAACGCTTGAAGTTAATAAAACGGGTGGATTTGATTTTACAATTTATCCAACTCATCCACTATACGAGAGTGTTTATAAGCTCAAATCAATCATTGAATTGTATCAAGATGATACGCTTCTTTTTTATGGGCGTGTTTTGGATGACGACATCGGATTTTACAACGATAAAAAAGTCGCGTGTGAAGGCGCGCTAGGGTATTTAAATGACTCTGTCATAAGGCCGTATGAATTTACTGGTAGTGTATCAGAGTATATCAACATGATTATATCGCAACACAACGATCAAGTTGATGACTATAAAAAATTATACATCGGTAACATAACGATACAAGATGATAACGACTACATCGTTAGATCAGATGCAACTCACACAAAAACATGGGATGTTATCACAAATAAAGTGATTAAATCATTTAACGGCTATTTACACTTTAGACGCGAAAATAACGTCAATTACGTCGACTTTTTACAAGACTCTACTTTTTACAGTAATCAAAAAATAGAGTTTAGAGAAAATCTATTGGATTTAACAAGGTCGAGAAAAGGCAGCGCGATTGTAACAGCTGTTATACCGAAAGGCGCCAGAATTGAAGATGAAGAAGGCAACGAGTCGTACGTCGACATAACGTCAGTGAATGATGGTGTTGATTACATCTACAATCAAGAGGCTGTTGACGCTTATGGTTGGGTTTATGAAACAGTTGAATTTAGCGACGTGACTCTACCAAGCAATTTAAAAACAAAAGCTGAAGCTTATCTATCTGAAGCTATTAAAACGCCTGTCACAGTCGAATTAAAAGCGATTGACAAATCGATGGCGGACGTTAATTTTGACGAACTTAACTACTTTGAATATGTCGAAGTTAAAAGCGCAATACACGATATCGATGATTATTACTTGATTAAAAAACTGTCGATTGACATGGAGAATCCGGCCAACAATACAATTGTTGTTGGTGCTGAATACCGAGTGTTTACAGACCAAAAAATATCGACAGACAATAAGATCAACGAGATTGTTAATACAATCGAGTCTAATCGAGACAGATGGAAAAATGTCACGGAAGACAGTTATCCTAACGTCAAGCCCGCAATCCCGACTGGCTTTTCTGTCACTGCAGGATTTAAAACAATTCAAATTGCATGGGATTATTCAAACTCTATCAACGTAAAAAAATACGAGCTTTATGCAGCTAAGTCAATCGATTATATAACACAACCTCAAAACCTTATTTTTGAAGGTGACTCAAGTGGGTATAGTCACGTTGTTGAGACGAGTGAAACGTGGTACTACACATTAAGGGCTGTTAATCATCACGGTCGTCCAAGCGATTTTACAACGATCGTGAGCGCGACGACAGTAAAAATTATCACAGATGACATGCTGTTTGGCAGTGTTAACGCTGATATACTCGCTGATTTGGCTGTTGATGCAAGTAAGTTAACGGACAGTGCTGTCACAGCTGAAAAAATAGCTAATGCGGCTGTCGGGAATATAGCGATTGAAAACGGTGCGATAACTAACGCTAAAATCGGTACGGCGGCAGTTGATACCTTACAAGTCAAAGACGCTGCGATTACAAACTTAAAGATAGCTGATTTGGCTGTTGATAGCGCAAAGATTGCTGATGCATCAATTACAAATGCAAAAATAGCCGATGCAGCAATCACCAATGCAAAGATAGCTAATGCGTCAATAGACGATGCGAAAATATCCAGTTTAAGCGCAGATAAAATTATGACTGGCACGTTAAGCGCGATAGACATTGAAGGGGTCTATATTAGAGGGTCTTCTTTCGCCTCAATATCACCGACACAAGACCGTCAACTAATCGTTAATGCGTCGTCTTTATATGTAGGAAGATATGACACGTCCACAGAAGTGCCGGACGCTTTTGTTGATTTGTCTGGCGATAGATTTTTATCGTATAAGTTAGATTTTGAACTACAAGACGCTCGTATGTTGTTTAGGTCAAGTGATGGTTTTTTTAGAGGAGATATTACAACTGGTGTGAATCCTTCTGGTGCATCGTTATTCGAAATAAGAGCTGATAGCGAGTTAAGACTGACAGCAGGATTAGTGAACGTTAATACTGCGCTATATTTTAACGATACAAAATCTATTAATTCTGATGGAAGTATCCACATTGAAGACGGTCGTTCAATGTCGGGTTCTACAGGCTCAAGCTCTTATTATCCAACCCCGAGTGATTTAGCTGCCAATTCAATAAAAACCATATTCAGTTATTTTGATGATGGGGAGTCATGGCGATCAGGGATATTAGTGAAAGGCTGGTCTGGTTCATATGCTGCTTGGCGTATAAGTGGCCCGGCTTCCACTAGCGCAAACGATAATTTTTATTTTCAGTCTGGGACAGGAAGCACGTGGAGAGAAAAATGTAAAATCTGGCATGATAGAAATGATGGTGCTGGTTCGGGTCTTGATGCGGATTTATTAGATGGGCATCACTATTATGATTTCCTTGAAAAAACAGGAGGAACAATATCTGGGACTGTGCGTTGGGACGGTACAGCCTATCCGGAAACGAACGTTGTTGACCATAACGATGTTGGTGCAAATTTATACGTTAGACCGGCAAGTGATGGCGAGGTTAGAGTCACTCAGAAGGGTTCTACATCAACTTATAAACCTGTAAGAGCAGCGTCATTCCCTACAAGCTCATCTTTACTGTATAAAGATAATATTATTCCTTTTGACGAATACGAAGCTAATCGGATACTTGATAATACTGACGTGTTCCAGTACCACTTAAAAGCGAATTTAGAAGCTGGTATATATGATAAACCGAAAATTGGTGTCTTATCAGAGATGGTTCCGCAAGAAATTCGAGACGAGGACGGCGTTGATCCATATTCGATGGTATCAGTTTTGTGGAAAATAGCGAGAGTTCAAAAGAGTAAAATAGATCAATTAGAACAAAGAATATCTGACCTAGAAATGGTCGTATAGGAGGAAAAAAGATGAACGTATCAATTAAACATGCATATTTAGGGCAGGTGACTAGCCTGCTTTTTGATTTGGCTTTAAAGGGGAAAGAGTCTCGACACCGCACGAGATTCATTAAACTTCTAACTGAACGATCACAAGACGTTGAAGAACAGCGAAAGGCACTAGCTGAAGAGCACGCAGAAAAAGATAGTGATGGGAAACCTGCAGTTGAAAACGAGAAGTACGTTATCGTTGATCAGCAGGCGTTTCATGATGATTACGAAGAACTTTTAAATGAATCATTCGTGATTGATGGTGGTGATCATCAAGAGATGTTGAAAACAATTAAAAGAGTACTTGATGAGTGCGATAAAAATTTTAGTGGTCAAGAAGCTGTTGTCTATGATTATATTTGTGAGCAGTTTGAGGGAGGTGACGAATAATGAATATCCAGATTACGAATGACGTAATTGTTTGAAGATTTACAAGTATTTGCAGGGATTCAACACTCTCTTGTCGAATTAGTTAATTATTACGAGAAAAGGGAGTGTTAAATGTGGCTAATTTCAAGATTGAAGATTTAAGTCAATATAATAAGGCTGTATCACTATGGTTTGATGTTTCATCTAACGGGAAGTTGGACATTGGAAAAGGACCTGATGACGAGGATAAAATCAGTTTATCATCAAAAGGCGTTGTTAGATTATTCGTAGAGTGGTTAAAAGAATATAGTCATTTAAATGAAGAAGAAAAGAGAAAAATTCTATCCTCTCTAAAAAAGACAAAAAGATGATTAGAATAATAATTGATCACTCATACGAAGATGATTATTTCAGGATTTCTCATTTAGATATCGATTTAAAAGATAAAGAGAAGGAAAAAGAAGTTAGAGAGCGATTTAAAAAAATTGAACAATCACTCGTGATACCAGGCCGTTTCTTAACTAAAAGAATAGCAAAAGCATTAGACGTTGATGAAAATCTAATTGAATTAGATACGGAAGAAATCGATATAAATTAAGTAAAGAGTCTGCCTATTGGCGGCTCTTTTTATTATGGATTGGAGGCATAGCATGACAATTGAGTTAGGTGTGATTATATCAATTACATCGGTAATGATAGCTGTTTTAGGTTATCAACTAAACAAACAAAAGCAAGCGACTGAATATCAAACAACAATAAAAAACGATGCGACTAGAGAAGCTGTAATAGAAACTAAGCTCGACAGTATTAGTTTAGGTGTCGAAAATATACGCATTGATCTACGAGCAAGCGAGCGTCAATTAGGCGCATTAAGTGAACGTGTCACTCGCGTAGAAGAGTCAAATAAACAAGCGCACAAAAGAATAGACAAAATCAAAAGTGAGGGAGAGTAAATATGATGGAACAAGTATTATTATTTGCAACAGTATTATTGCCAATTGTCACAGCAGTAGTGGAATTAGTGAAGAAAACGATTAATTTACCGAAAAACTATTTACCGCTGATTAGTGTTGTTGTCGGTTTAATTGTCGGCGCTATCGCTTATCCGTTTACAGAATTTGAATTAGTATTGCGATTGTGGGCCGGTGGTTTTGCTGGTCTTGCAGGTACAGGATTGTTTGAAATTATGAATAAGCGTGACGGTATGACTAAAGATGTTGCTTAGTGCAGCATCTTTTTAATTTAACTAAAACAAGGGAGATAAAAAATGTATAAACAAATTGAAAATAATTTTATGTACCATGCTCCAAAAGAAGGGCAACCAGAAAAATACACAGCTATCCGAGAAAAAGCAAAAGAATTGGCTTACCTGATTGATTCGCAGTGCCCGAACAGCCGTGAAAAGTCTTTAGCGGTCACCAATCTTGAACAGTCGGTTATGTGGGCTAACGCTAGCATTGCACGAAACTAAATTTTAAAAAGGGAGAGATTTAATATGACAAAAACATTTATCTGGCCAACAAACACAAAACGAGTAACAAGTCCATTCGGATGGCGTAGAAATCCTATCACGGGCGAAGCTAAATCTAAACATAACGGGATTGATATTGCTAAAAGTGGGTCACGTCCTATTTTAGCTGCAGCGGATGGTGTTGTTAGACGTAGCTATAGATCGTCTAGCTACGGCGAAACGATTATGATTGAGCATACTATTAATGGCGACACGTGGGAAACAGTCTATGCTCATATGCGCGAGAAATCAAGACGATTTAGAGAAGGTCAAAGAGTTAAACAAGGTGATGTTATCGGACAGATGGGGAATACGGGTAATTCGACTGGGCAGCACTTACACTTTGAGATCCACAAAGGCGGGCTTTGGAATATGGCTAAGTCTAATGCTGTTGATCCGGAACAATACTTGGAAAAAGATCTATACCCTGCGAAAACGTCTAGCTTAGCAGTAGATGGCAAATGGGGTAACGTGACAACTACTGCTTTGCAAAAAGCACTTGGTACTGTGCAAGATGGCATCTTGAGTGACCAGTCACGCAACGAGATCACCGAGGCGCTTTATGGTACGACTGTCGAGTTTGGTACTGCTAAAAAAGGTAGCTTAGTCATTAAGGCATTACAAAAGCTACTTAAAGTAAAGCAAGATGGTTTACTTGGTCCAGTCACGATTGGTGCGTTGCAAGCTTATTTAGGTACTGTTAAAGACAATAAGTTAAGTCGTCCGTCATTCGTTGTGGAAATAATGCAACGTAGACTTAATGACGGAAACATTTAA